GAATACCCCAAAAACCTGCGACAACCTGCGACAAGGGAAAAATGCCGCATATTACCTACGTTTTTTAAAATTCAGCTCATATTTTTTATCTAGGAGAGTTTACTACATGTTGGAGAGAGATATTGTTGCCGCGATCATGCGGCTGCTAAAGAGAATTCCGCGCTGCTTTGCCTGGAAAGAGCATGGCGGCATGTATGGGTCAGCGGGAATTCCCGACGTGATCTGCTGCCTGGACGGTCGGTTCTTCGCCTTCGAAGTCAAAACGCCGGAAGGCAGGGTGTCGAAGCTACAGGAACGGACGATCCACAGGATCAAGGTCGCCGGCGGTCACGCGTATGTGGTTCGGTCGGTAGAGGATGTAAAGGCTGTCCTGTGGGCATACGCAGGAATAGAAGTTTAACAAAGGAGGTCAGAAATATGGATGCCAAAGAATACTTATCACAGGCATATCGCATTGACCAGCGGATCAATAGTAAGCTGGAACAGGTGATGTCCCTGCGCGCCCTGCTGGGTAAAGCAACTGGTACGCTCTCTGGCGCGCCGAAAGCGGCGACGCCGAACCTACACTCCATGGAGGATACGATCTGTAAAATGGTCGACATGGAGAACGAGATTAACGACGATATCGATACGCTGGTCGATCTAAAAGCGGAGATTATGGCGTGCATCAAGCGGGTGGAGAACACAGAGTATCAGACGTTACTGGAACTGCGTTATCTGTGCTTCAAGCGTTGGGAAGAAATCGCTATCGATTTGAAATACAGCATGCAATATGCTTTTCGCATGCATGAGCGTGCGCTGGAGGAGGCGGGATCTTTTTTGAAAGAGGAGAGCAAAGTTGATTGAAAGAGAGTTAGCTCCTTTGTTATTGTTATGGTGACGAAAAAAAAGAAGAGAGCCTCCGCAGGTAAGAAAACGCGGAGGCTCTTTTGCTTTCCTTTGGAGGGCTGATATGCCATACAAACCCAAGCGGCCCTGCTCCTTCCCGGGCTGCGGCCGATTGACCGACGGTAGGTTCTGCGACGAGCACAGGCAGGCCGCCGAGCTTCAGTATAACCAGTACCTTCGCGACCCTGATACCAACAAACGATACGGCCGCGCGTGGAAGAAGATCCGTGCGCGATTTTTATTACGGCATCCTTTGTGCGAACAGTGCCGGAGCGAAGGCAGGCTGACTGCCGCAGAGGAAGTGCATCATCGTCTACCGCTGGCAAACGGTGGTACGAACGAGGAGGGCAATCTCATGGCACTTTGTAAGAGCTGCCATTCGAAGATTACGATCGGCCACACCAACGCGCGACAGAATTCACACGCGAAATGACCCGGTGGGGGTAATTTTACCTCTGTAACCTTTTCAACTGGACAACGCGGTCGGGTCGCGTACAAACTTTCGCGGTTTCAAGAGGTCGAATAGGCCTCTATTTTTTGGGGGAGGAATCACACATGCCAAACGGTCACGGAGGGTCTCGCCCCGGGTCGGGACAGAAGAAAAAGCCGCTCGCGGATAAGATGCTTGACGGCAACCCCGGCAAGCGGCAATTGCAGGTGATCGAGTTCAAAGCATCTACTGATTTGCAAGGACTGCCCATGCCGCAACCGCGGGAGATGTTGTCTGCCGTTCAGAAGGACGGTAAGCCGCTCGTTGCCGCAACGATCTACGAGCGGACCTGGAGCTGGTTGAACGAACGCGGTTGCGCGAACATCGTCTCCCCACAGGTACTGGAGCGATACGCCATGAGCGCTGCGCGCTGGATTCAGTGTGAAGCGGCGATCACGGAATATGGGTTCCTGGCAAAGCATCCGACGACCGGAAGCGCGATCCAATCTCCCTATGTGGCTATGAGCCAAAACTACATGGCGCAAACAAACCGGCTCTGGTATGAGATCTTCCAGATCGTGAAAGAAAACTGTGCCGCTGACTACACTGGCGCAAATCCGCAGGACGACGTTATGGAGCGCCTGCTGACCGCTCGAAGGGGGAAATGAGTATGGACGAAGTACAGGCATTTATTCATTCGCTTCGATACCATCGACTGACCAGCCAGCAACGCAAGACGCTGCGTGGTCAGGCGCTCGCGGGTAATCTCACGGCGGCGCAAGCGGGTTTACGAAAAATCTTGTCGAAAGGAATCAATCATGGTCATTCAAACGCTGCCGATCGATAAGCTCGTTCCGGCGGATTACAATCCGCGTAAAGACCTGAAGCCCGGCGACCCGGAATACGAGAAACTGAAGCGCTCGATTACAGAATTCGGATACGTGGAACCGGTGATCTGGAACAAGACCACCGGCCATGTCGTCGGAGGACACCAGCGCTTGAAGGTGCTGATCGATACCGGCGTAACTGAAGCCGAATGTGTTGTCGTGGAAATGGGCGAAGAGAAAGAGAAAGCGCTCAATGTCGCGCTGAACAAGATTAGCGGCGAATGGGACAAGGACAAACTCTCTTTACTGATCGCGGACCTGCAAGGCGCGGATTTCGACGTATCTCTGACCGGCTTCGACGCACCTGAGCTAGATGCGTTGTTCAAAGATGCGCAGCGCGCCGATGTTCATGGTGATGATTTCGATGTGGATGCCGCGCTCAAGGAGCCTGCGATCACGAAGCCGGGCGACCTCTGGCTCCTCGGCAAACACCGGCTCATTTGCGGTGACAGTACGAAGCGGGATGTGTTCGACCTGCTCATGGACGGCGGCCAGGCCAACCTCGTGGTCACGGACCCGCCGTACAATGTAAACTACGAAGGCACCGCTGGAAAGATCAAAAACGATAACATGGCAGATGCTGCGTTCTACGAGTTCCTGCTCGCTTCGTTTCAGAACATGGAAGCCAGCATGACTTCCGATGCGTCGATCTATGTGTTCCACGCGGATACCGAGGGCTTGAACTTCCGCAGAGCGTTCTCAGAAGCGGGGTTCTATCTCTCAGGCACCTGCATCTGGAAGAAGCAATCGTTGGTGTTAGGCCGGAGCCCTTATCAATGGCGGCATGAGCCTGTCTTATTCGGCTGGAAGAAAAAAGGAAAACACGAATGGTACGCCGATCGGAAGCAGACGACGATCTGGGAATTCGATAAACCCAAACAGAACGCTGACCACCCGACTATGAAACCTGTGGAACTGTTGGCATATCCGATTTTGAACTCCAGCATGGCGAATTGCGTCGTGCTCGACCCCTTCGGTGGCAGCGGCAGTACCCTGATCGCCTGCGAACAGACAGATCGGGTCTGTCGTATGATCGAGTTGGATGAAAAGTACTGTGATGTGATCGTTCGAAGGGCCGTCGAGCAGTTGAATGGTTCCGACGGTGTGTTCCTGATTCGTACCGGCGAGCGAATTCCGTACAAAGAAATCGTAGAAAACACAGATAAATAGCTTGATAAGTACATCTTTCAGAGGCATGTATGTACTACCAAATTCAAGGAGGTAGACATTATATGCAGATCAAGTACAACGTTGCAGGGGACAGAAGAAAGGCGCTGGTCGCGGTCATGCGGGATACTCTGCAGGATGCGACGCGATACCTCGGTGCGCCGAGCTTCGCATTTCAAGTAGGGGCTTACACCGTCGACAAGAACGGTACGGTCACCTGCCCAGATGAAACGGATGAGGCACAGATTACGATGTTGATTCGCGAACTGGCGCATGACGGTTTCATTGGCGAACGGATCGGCGAGCAGATGAAGCCCTTCGAGCAAAAAGCTACAGACAGCCTTAAGCAAGAAATCGTAACACCTACGCTCGACAGCCTTGATCGGCTTTCGGTCGAGATGCCGCGGGACGGAATGACGCCCATTGCATTGGAGAACCTACGAAGACTAGTTGCGAGCAAAGCGACGCTGCTGAAGAAAGCGCTCGGCACGGACAGCCTTCCGATGACAGAGCACTCCGACAGGATCGAATTCGGATGGTTTCGGCCGACTGACGATCAGGCAGAGCTTGCTGCCTACTACCAACTGGTACAGGGTCTTTGCGAATTGGCGCGAACACAAAAGCGCGTCGGCGCGTCGGAACAGCAAGTCGAAAACGAGAAGTACGCCTTCCGCTGTTTTCTCCTCCGGCTTGGATTCATTGGGCAAGACTACAAAGATTCACGCCGTGTGCTTCTGAAAAGGCTCACCGGCAACGCAGCGTTCCGCGATGCAAGGGAAGCGGGTGATGAAGCATGAACGGAATTCATCCAGAGCTGCTGAAACAGCTCAAAGAATATTATAAGCCTGGTACAAAAGTGCGGCTGGTACACATGAATGACCCCTACACACAAATTCCAGTAGGCACCATCGGGGAAGTGCTTTATGTCGATTCACTTGGAACGATTCACACGGCTTGGAGCAACGGAAGCACTCTCGGTGTGGTTTTTGGTGAGGACGAATGTGTGAAGATCGAGGAGGACTAACTTGAATAGCCGACTTTTTGCAGCGTACGGCGCAGGTCTGAACCGCACCGACATGGCGAAGCATTGCCCGACCGCAAAGCTGATCGGCTCCGCGGTGTTGAAGAATTACAGACTTTCTTTTCGCGGCAGCAAAGCCGGCGCATTGGCGACGATCGAAAAAGCGAAGGGCGGTAGCGTTCCCGCGCTGCTGTGGGAGATTTCACCGCAGGATGAAGCTGCGCTCGACCGCTGGATCGGTGTGCCGGAGCTGTATCGGAAAACGGCGATCAAAGTACGCCGCGACGGTGCTCTGGTAGATGCGCTGATTTTCATTTTAATCGCCGGCAAACCGCAAAACAAACCCAGCGCTTTCTATTACAGCACACTTCTGGAAGGATACAAAGCGGCGGGGTTTGACGCAGACACCCTGAAAGCGGCGGTACAGGAAGGCGATCCGGACGCACCCTGTGCATAGATCGCCGCAATGCCGCGTTGCGCAACGTCGCCGCCACTGAGCGGTTAAGGGAGCAGATGGGGCGGTTGCCCCAACGGCGGCGCGATAACCAAACCAAATCGGACACGGAGGCTCACGCGGGCCTCCATGTTTGCTTGGTGATGAGGGTCGCTACTTCTGCAGCATAACAAAAACGATACCAACAACTCCAATGACGAGCCCGATGATGAGCATGACCAAATCAGCCTTATTGCTGGTTCCGATTGTATTGACCTCGTCAGGCTTTTGCGGATTATACAGAATGGGTAGAATCTGACCGATTTGATACGTATCCGAATGATATGCTTTGGTGTACTTTCGCGTGTACGTTGTTCCATCGATAACGTATGAGATTGTGGGCAGGTATTCCCTCGTTATGATGCCATTTCTCCGCCGGACAAGTTCCTTGATTTCAATTATATCGGCATTCGTTTCTGCGGTGCAATGTTTCGTTTTGATAGCGCGTCGGATCATGTTGATGGAAGTAACAAGCACAAAAGCGAATGCAACGATCCACAGAACAATGGCGATGAACATACAAGACGCTCCTTTCAAAATCGGTTGAGTATCCTTTTCACATAGAGAACCAAACGCAGAACACAATATCATTATATTCTTTCTCATGATTATCGCAATGTATCACGACACATCAAAACTAAGCGAAGAAATCCATGGAGGCGGTGATGTTACGAAAACTGAAGAAGTACACGCCGACTCCGTTCAAAGCGAAGGATTCGGTGTACGACAAACAGGCTGCCGATCATGCTGTGGCTTTTATCGAATGTCTTTCTCACACGAAGGGTACATGGGCAGGCAAGCCTTTTCTGCTTATCGACTGGCAGGAGCAGATCATCCGTGATGTGTTTGGCACACTGAAACCCAGTGGGTATCGGCAATTCAACACAGCATATATCGAAATTCCAAAGAAGAATGGAAAAAGCGAACTTGCTGCAGCGATCGCGCTGCTGCTAACCTGCGGCGACAATGAAGAGCGCGCGGAAGTGTACGGGTGTGCAGCCGACCGACAGCAGGCATCGATCGTGTTCGAAGTCGCCAAAGATATGGTCACCATGTGCCCTGCGCTGGCGAAGCGGGTGAAGATTCTTGCATCACAGAAGCGGCTCGTGTACCTGCCGACCGGAAGTTATTATCAGGTGCTCAGCGCGGATGTCGCCAACAAGCACGGTTTCAACACACACGGTGTCATTTTCGACGAACTGCACACCCAGCCGAACCGCAAACTCTTTGATGTTATGACCAAAGGCAGTGGCGACGCGCGCATGCAACCTTTGTATTTCCTGATCACCACGGCGGGCGACAACACCAACTCCATCTGCTGGGAAGTGCATTCGAAAGCAAAGGATATCCTCGACGGTAGAAAGACGGACCCTACGTTCTACCCTGTGATCTATGGCACCGAGGAGAACGATTCCTGGACGGATCCGAAGGTGTGGAAGAAAGCGAATCCGTCGCTCGGGATCACGGTGGGTATCGACAAGGTCAAAGCGGCGTGTGATAGCGCGCAGCAGAATCCCGCTGAAGAGAACGCGTTTCGACAACTTCGTTTGAACCAGTGGGTCAAACAGGCTATCCGCTGGATGCCGATGGAAGCGTGGGACAAATGCGCGTTTCCGGTTGACCCCGAAACGCTCAAAGGGCGCATTTGCTACGGCGGCCTCGACCTTTCGTCTAGCACAGATATCACGGCGTTCGTTTTAGTGTTTCCTCCTCTGGATGAAGATGATAAATACTTTGTCCTGCCGTTCTTCTGGATTCCCGAGGAGAACATCGACCTGCGCGTGCGACGCGACCATGTGAATTATGACCTCTGGCAGAAGCAGGGCTTCCTGCTGACGACCGAGGGAAACGTGGTACATTACGGGTTCATCGAGACGTTCATCGAACAGCTCGGCAAAGAGTACAACATCCGCGAGATCGCGTTTGATCGTTGGGGTGCGGTTCAGATGGTACAAAACCTCGAAGGTATGGGATTCACGGTCGTTCCGTTCGGTCAAGGGTTCAAGGATATGTCCCCACCGACGAAGGAACTCATGAAGCTGACGCTGGAGCAGAGGAT